GTAAGTTTTTAGCAAGACTATTTGAAAATCCTAGTTTTAATAATAAAGTACAAACTACTGTTCCTAGAATGGGTTTTGATATTTCTTCATTTGCCTATGATAGTACAAGAAAATTAAATACATTAAATAAAAGAAGAAAAATAGATAGTGCAAATACAAGCAAATTAGATTTTCAATATCTATCAGTACCATACAATGTAGATTTTAATTTATACATTTTTGCAAAACAACAAGACGATGCATTACAATGTGTCGAACAAATATTACCATACTTTACACCTGCATATACTTTAACTATTAATGCCGTACCTGAGATGGGTATCAAACAAGACTTTCCTGTAATATTAAATAGTTTATCATATGAAGATGATTATGAAGGTGATTTTGCTACACGAAGAAGTATAGTATATACTTTAACATTTACAGTAAAAACTAATTTTTATGGACCTGTAGAGAAACAAGGTATAATTAAAAAAGCAAGAGTAGACCAATATACAAATATAAATGAAGGTGTAACAGATGTTGATGATTTAAGATATGAAGTTGTACCTGACCCAACAGACGCAGAGGCAGATGATGACTTTGGGTTTACAGAAACAATAACTGAAAATCCTTCTAGTGCAACATAGGAGATATAATGAGAGATAGACATAGACAACTTACAGACTTTCATAAAAAAACTGAAAGTAAAAAGAAAGCATTACAATTAAGTCGAAATCTTAAAAAAGAAGTAGAGATAGGTGCTAACGGCACACAAAAATATGTTATTAAAGAAGGTATTAATAAAGGAAAGGTGATAGGATAATGGCAATTAAAACAGTATTAGCAACGACCCCAACAAGTGCAACTATATCTGTATCAGGAGATTTAACTTTTGATAACTTTGTAGATATAGATATAGATGTAGATACTTTGGGTAGAGATGAAACTGCAACTAATCCTGAAGTATTAATTAATCAAGTAGATTATGATATAAATGCAGGTTCAGGACAAGGTGCAAGAATAGAAAGAGTTACAGAACCTAATCCTACAATCATACTTAACATAGCATCAACGGCAGGTGTTGGTACTATAGAAAATCAAGGTCAAGAAAATTTAGCGGCAGAAGGTGATAAGAATATTAGAGTTTATATTGAAGATGGTTCTATGATTATCACATTGAAGAAGGTGAGTGGTTTCACTCAAAACTAACATGAGCAAAAGCGAAGATAAACTTAACGATATTTTTGATTTGCCTAAGCAAATTAAACAAGAATTTAACAACGAGATAGTTCCTGAACTAGTTTCTCCTAAACCTGTAATAAGTGAAACAGAAAGTGAAAAACTACAGAATGAACTTGAACCTATTACAGATAAAGAAGATGTCGATAATGACTATGAGAATGCTAGAAAAAACTTCTACTCTTTAATAAATAAAGGCAATACTGCTATTGATGGTATACTAAACTTAGCAAAAGAAAGTGAACATCCTAGGTCATATGAAGTTGCAGGACAACTAATTAAAGTAGTAGGAGATACTACACAAGAACTATTAAAGTTACAAAAAAACTTAAAAGAACTAAAAAAAGTCGATGATAAAGCACCTAGAAATGTAACTAATGCATTGTTTGTAGGTTCAACAAGTGAATTACAAAAACTAATCAACGGCAAGAAGGAAGGTAAAAATGAATAAAGATTTTGATTTTGGGTTTACTGCAGTTGACGAAGACGAGTTAGAGGCAGTTCAACAAACACAAGCAAGTGCAGAAAATGTAAAAGCGAGAGCAAGTAAATTAGAAGGTAAAGTAGATAAACTTTATAATGCGATTACACCTCTATTAGCAAACTTAAAAAAGAATCCTGAAAAAGAATACATATATTGGCCCAACCGTACTATTAAGATTGAGCAATTTGAAAATATTATTACGAAGATAATCAATGAATAATGAAAACTATTTAGGTAATCCTAATCTTAAAAAAACAAATGTAGCACAAGAATTTACTAAAGAGCAAATCGAAGAATATGTTAAATGCTCTAAAGATCCTGTGTACTTTGTTGAAAAGTATATAAAGATAGTAAACCTTGACGAAGGGTTTGTTAACTTTAATCTATACCCATTTCAAGAAAAAATGGTAAAGACTTTTCATAAGAATAGATTTTCTATATGTAAGATACCTAGACAATCAGGCAAATCTACTACAGTTTGCTCATACATCTTATGGTATTCGTTATTTAATGAAAATGTTAATTGTGCCATTCTAGCAAACAAAGGTGCGTTAGCAAGAGACCTATTAGCAAAAATACATATGTCATATGAGGCATTGCCTTCTTGGTTACAACAAGGTATCAAAGTTTGGAACAAAGGTTCTATAGAATTAGAAAATGGTAGTAAAATAGTTGCCGCCGCTACATCATCAAGTGCAGTTAGAGGTGGTTCATACAACTTAGTATTTCTAGATGAGTTTGCATTCGTACCTTATCATTATGCAGAGGACTTTTTTCGTTCAGTTTATCCTACAATTACTGCAGGACAATCTACAAAAGTTATAGTTGTTTCTACACCTAATGGTATGAATATGTTTTATAAGATGTGGGTAGATGCAGAGAATAAAAGAAACTTATATAAAGCAATAGATGTTAGTTGGAAAGATGTACCTGGGCGTAACGCAAAGTTTAAAGAAGAAACAATAAAGAACACAAGTTTAGAACAATGGCAACAAGAATTTGAATGTGAATTTTTAGGTTCATCTAATACATTAATTAGTCCTAACACATTAAGAGTATTGCCTTATGAAGAACCTATATACAAAAAAGATGGTGTAGTTCAATATAAAGAACCTGAAAAAGATAAGACTTATGTTTTAGTGGCAGATGTTGCAAGAGGTGTAGGATTAGATTATTCTGCCTTTGTAGTAGTAGATGTAACATCAATGCCTTTCGAAATAGTTGCAGTATTCAGAGACAATCAGTTGTCTCCTATGATGTTTCCTACAATAATTAATAAGATAGGAACACTATACAATCAGGCATATGTTCTAACAGAGATAAATGATATAGGTCAACAAGTCGTGGATATTCTAAATAATGAGATAGAATACGAAAATATCTTGTCTTCTTCTCTTAAAGGTAGAGCAGGACAAGTTATAGGTGGGGGTTTTGCATCTAAGAACCAACTAGGTATTAGAACAACTGCTCAGTTAAAAAGACTAGGATGTAGTAATCTAAAGTCTTTAGTAGAAGAACAAAAATTTATTATTAGAGATTTTGATATAATTAATGAACTTTCGACTTTCGTTGCCCGAGGTCAGAGTTATGAAGCGGAAGAAGGATCACATGATGATTTAGCGATGTGTCTAGTAATGTTTGCCTTCTTATCAAGTCAACCGTATTTTAAAGAGTTGACTGATACAGATATAAGAAGAAAACTATACGATGACAAGATGAGGGCAATAGAAGACGGGTTAACACCTTTCGGCATTATAGACGATGGGTCACCTAGAGTAGAACAGACTAGTTTTGTTGATACTACAGGAGATAGATGGTTCTATAATGATGATGAGTTAAATTAGTGAGAATTATAAATATTCTTACAAAATAGAAGAATAGTTAAACGGGAGTAATAAAATGGCATTTCAACTTTCACCAGGAGTTTTAGTCCAAGAACAAGACCTAACTCATATAGTGCCAGCAGTTGCAACTACACCAGGTGGGTTTGCCGGTGTATTTAATTGGGGTCCAGTTGATGAAATTATTAATATAAGTTCACAAAACGAACTTGTTGAAACTTTTCAAAAACCAGACGACAATACATTTTCATCATTTTTTACTGCGGCGAACTTTTTAGACTATGGTTCAAACCTACAAGTAGTTAGAGTTGCGACTGGAAACTTAAACTCTTCAGCATCCGGTTCAGGTATCTTGGTTAAGAATACAGATGACTGGACTACAAAGACAAGTGCATTATCTAGTGGTAATCATTTCTATATCGGAAGATATCCAGGTACATTAGGAAACTCTATACGAGTATCGCAATGTCAAAATGCGGCGGCGTATAGTGCATCAAATGTAACTACTACAACGCAAAATAATTCAGCAGGAGCAACTTCAGTAGTTGTTGTCGCTGGTAATACGATTGCGATAGGAGATTTAATTACCTTTGCTAATCACACTACAAAATACGAAGTAACAAATATTTCAACAAATACCTTAACAATTAGAGAAAAAGGGAAAACAACTGGACTAACAACAGCAGTTGACGGATCCGGATCACCTGTTCAGGTATCTAGAGAATGGTTTTATGCAGACCAATTTGATGCGGCACCAGGCACTTCAGCACAAGCAACTGCAAGAGGTGGTTCAGGTGATGAAATTCATCTAATCGTAGTTGACGAAGATGGATTGTGGACTGGAACTGCAGGAACAATTCTAGAAAAATATTCTAATTTATCAGTTGCCTCAGATGCAAAATCATCTAACGGTTCAGTAAACTTCTATAAAGAAGTTGTTTACGCACAATCAGAATACATCTTTTGGGGTAAACATCATACTTCACTAGATGCAGATGTAGGAGCATCGGCAGGAACACTAGGAAATGCATTCTCACATGCAAACAACTTACCTATGTATAGTTCACTTGCTGGAGGAACAGACGATAATGCACCAACAGATGGTGAATTACAAGCAGGATTTTTAAAATTTGCAAACGATGAGGCAGTAGATGTATCATTGATACCTACAGGTGCCGTATCTGCAACAGTATCTAAATTTGTTGTAGAGAGTGTTTGTGAAGTAAGAAAAGACTGTATGGCATTCATATCACCAGAACTTGCTGATGCACAATCATCAACACCTGCAACTGATATTAAAGACTTTAGAACAACGCAAAATATCAATTCATCTTTTGCAGTAATGGATAGTGGTTACAAATATCAGTTTGACAGATATAACGATGTCTTCAGATATGTACCATTAAACGGAGATGTAGCAGGATGTCTAGTAAGAACTGATTTAGTCGCTGATCCTTTCTTTAGTCCAGCAGGATTTAACAGAGGTCAGATTAAAAATTCAGTTAAACTAGCATATAGTCCAGACAAAGCAGATAGAGACACATTGTATAAAAATGCAATTAACCCAGTTGTATCATTCCCAGGGCAAGGCACAGTTCTCTTCGGAGACAAAACTATGCTTTCTGCACCTAGTGCCTTTGATAGAATTAATGTAAGAAGACTTTTCATTATTCTAGAAAAAGCAATAGCGACTGCGGCGAAGTTTCAACTGTTTGAATTTAACGATACATTCACTAGAGCAAACTTTAGAAATCTAGTAGAACCTTTCCTTAGAGATATTCAAGGAAGACGAGGTTTAACAGACTTTAAAGTAGTGTGTGATACAACTAATAATACTGCGGCAGTTATTGATGCAAATGAATTTAGAGCAGACATTTTTGTGAAACCTGCAAGGTCAATCAACTTTATCACTCTAAAATTTGTAGCAACAAGAACTGGAATTAGTTTCGAAGAGACTGGCGTATAACAGATAAATATAAGTAATAGGAGTTAAACAAATGGCAACAATCTCAGATTTTAAATCTAGAATGATTGGAGGGGGTAGCAGAGCAAATCAGTTCAAAGTTACTCTAACTTTTCCTTCTTATGTTTCAGGTGCAGTCTCAGGTAGTGCTGGTAGAGATAGTGAGTTTTTATGTAAAGGTGCTGAACTTCCTGGTTCAA